ATTGGGAGGGCTGGGAACCGATTCGACTTTACCTGGAAGGCGAAATGAAAAAGTGCGGCTGGACACTTTCGGACTTAAACAAAATCACGGGCACACAAATGGCCAAGCACTGGGTTACGAAATCACAGTGGTCAATGATAACAGAGGAACGTTACAAAACTATCCAGGCCGCCGCTCAAAAAAAAGGAGGCTTTAAGAAAAAGAACGGGGCTTTCAAGAAGGTTCCCGCCGCCCTCAAAAAAGATTACGAGCTTTTCAAAAAAGAACACGACGCACTCCGCCAGCAATTCTATGCCACCCGTTCTTATTTTGATAATACTCACGATACCATGACGGACGTTTGGCAATACGAAAGGGTAAAGGGTAAGGAAAGACAGGGCCACCCCACCCCTAAACCCGTGGAAATGATAGAAAGAATCGTCAAAAGTTCCAGCCAGCCAGGGGAAATTGTCGCAGAGCCTTTCCTGGGTTCCGGCTCCACGCTTATCGCCTGCGAAAAAACGGAGCGTATCTGCTATGGAATGGAGCTAGGAAAGAATCATTGCGACGTTACGAGAAAACGCTGGGCAGAATTTGTCCACGGCGAAGACTGCGAGTGGGAAAAACTGACACCGGAAGCGAAGTGAGAAATGGAAAAGAATAAAATTATTTTCGGAGACTGCAGAAAAATTATGCGGTACTGGAAAACAAAAGGCGTGAAGGTGCAGACCTGTATAACCTCGCCGCCTTATTTTGGGCTGAGAGATTATGGAATCGAAGGCCAACTGGGTCTGGAAGAAACGCCGGAAGACTTCGTCAAAAATTTAGTGGAAGTTTTCAGGTGTCTTTGGGATATTTTGAAAGCCGACGGGACTCTGTGGCTTGTTTTGGGTGATAGTTACAACGGCAGTGGCGGCAATCATAAGTCTCACCATAAAAATGACAAGGGTTTTCAGGGCAAGGTCGGCCCTCAATACGGTGGCAAAGGAAACAAAGTCAGCAATTTAAAACCTAAAGACCTGATCGGGATACCCTGGCGTGTCGCTTTTGCTTTGCAGGCAGACGGCTGGTATTTGCGGAATGATATAATCTGGAGTAAGTCAAGCTGTATGCCGGAAAGTGCAACAGACAGATGCACAAAATCACACGAGTATATTTTTCTTTTGACTAAAAATCGAAATTATTATTTCGACCACGAAGCTATACAAGAGCTGGCGAATTACGACGGGCGAAAAGACACGCTAATGAAACGAAGCCCGAAGTATTTAAAAAAAATTATGCCCGGAGCAAGAGAACAAACCCTGGCAAGCAGAGGACACGAAAGATGGCAAATAGATTCAGAGGGAAACAAAGTCAGGAATAAAAGAACGGTCTGGACGGTGCCACCTTTGCCTTATCGGGGTGCCCACTATGCGACCTTTCCACCTGATTTAATTTTGCCCTGTGTCCTAGCGGGAAGCAAAATCAAAGACATTGTCTGCGACCCTTTTATGGGATCGGGCACCACCGCTATGGTCGCAAAAGAAAATGGCAGGTGTTACCTGGGCTGTGAATTGAATAAAGAGAATGAAAAACTCCAAAACAAACGGATAGCCAGTGTCCACTATCAGATGAAATTATTTTCATAATGATAAATTTAATTCAAGGGGACTGCTTATCAGAAATGGCAAAGCTAAAAGAAAACAGCGTGGATTCTATTGTTACCGATAGCCCCTATGGAATCAATTTTATGGGTAAAAAATGGGACTACGAAATTCCAAGCGTTGAAATCTGGAAACAATGCCTGAGAGTTTTAAAACCAGGTGGCTATTTACTCAGCTTTGCAGGAACTAGAACGCAACACCGGATGGCTTGTAACATCGAGGACGCAGGCTTTGAAATTAGGGATATGATAGGTTGGATTTACGGAAGTGGCTTTCCGAAATCGTTAAATATTTCAAAGGCGATCGATAAACAATTAAATGCTAAACGTGAAAAGATATTAGTGCCTACAAAAAAAGGAAATTTACATGAACAGGCAGGAGAGATTGCATTAGGGGGAACAGGTTTTACGGATATTTCAAAACCTGTTTCATCTGAAGCCCAGAAATGGGAAGGCTGGGGAACTGCTCTTAAACCTGCATTAGAACCCATTACCGTCGCCCGAAAACCTTTATCAGAAAAAACGGTTGCAGAAAATGTTTTAAAATATGGCACGGGTGGAATAAATATTGAGGGGTGCAGGATTGAAGGAAAAGATAAAGTGACACCTAAGACAAGAGCATATCCAAGAGGAAAGTTTGGGGGAACTGAGGGATGCGGTATTGAAGAAATGGAATTAACTCTAGTAGAACATAGAGAAGGCCGCTGGCCTGCAAATTTAATCCACGACGGAAGTCCTGAAGTTGAGGCGTTGTTTCCTGAAACAACTATTGCAGGAAATACAAAAGATATGAATAAGAATTTTGATTATAATGCAACCTCATATAAATTCAGCACGAATAAGATGCCTAAAATTCAAGGCGATGTTGGCGGTTCCGCTTCTAGGTTTTTTTATTGTGCGAAGGCAAGCAAAGCAGATAGGGACACAGGGCTGTATAAGACGAGGGTAAAGAAGACAGATGAATCTAGAAAAGATGGAAACCCCGGAGGCGACAATCCACGAAATCGAGGTGTGCACGAAAGAAAGAATTTTCACCCCACGGTCAAACCAACTGACCTTATGCAATGGCTTGTCCGGCTAATAACTCCAAAGGGCGGGACGGTTTTAGACCCGTTTATGGGAAGCGGAAGCACAGGCAGAGGTGCGAAGTTAGAGAGGTTTTCTTTTATAGGTATAGAGATAGACTCTGATTATTTTAAAATGGCAGAAAAAAGAATAGCGTCGATTTTAGCTGTTCAGAATGAAATTGATTGGCCGGAAGAAAATAGTTAAGGGAAAAAATATACTCAGGAAAAAAAATGAAACAGGCGGAACTCTTTAAAGAAATTGCGGAGCTAGGGGAGCTGGTCAAGGAATCCCTCGAAGCGATGGGCCGAACTAAAAAGAAAAAGGGAACCAGGAAAGATAAAAAGACCCTGGGAAACATAGAAGACAAACTTTATCTGCTCCATTACGGGCTGGACGTGCAACATTTAACGACTCCCGCCCTTGCAAAGCTCTTTGGTTTTAACGAAAAGCAAGTCCGCAGGCACTTTTCAGAGTACGGTGCCCCGCGAAATGAGGACAAAACCTTCGACCTGGGCGACTATTGCCAGTGGTTTCGACAGCATAAAGATGAAGAAGTTAAAAAAGCAGAGGCGAGTCACGGTCTGGATAGTGTCAAAGAGCGGAACCACGCTGAAATTGAATACAAAAAAGCCCAGGCAGAATTGCAAAGACTTAAAATTGAACAGGCAAAGGGCGGCCTGGTTAGCAAGTTTGATGCTGATGAAAAGGTGCGAAATCTATTGATGGTTTTCAAAAAAAGAACGGGCGAGCTGGCTTCGGAGGCCAGCCGTTTTGTCGGGAAAGACCTGGTCGGAACGCGAAAGGAAATGGACGCAGTAGTTTTTGAATTAATGGACAAGTTGTATAGAGAAGCCAGCAGACCTTTAGCTAGAAAGGTGAAATCGTGAGTGAACTAATTTCAATTCTTGCCTATCTATATTTAGCACTCTACATAGGCAACGCAATCGGAAAAAAAATGAGGGATAAATAAATAAATGTCTGCCGCCGTTAAATTAAAGCCGCTCAATGAGTTTCTAACACCCCTTGAAGTCTCCTATCTTAAGGTGGATCGGGTTGTAAGTATGGAAGACTTCGTACTTCGCGACCTAATTATACCCAAAGGACTAGCCGCCGGGCGGTATAGACACGAGACCATCCCCCTTTCTTTGGAGCCTATACACAAAATCGGCAAGCGAGAGAAGCAATTTAACGCTATGGTCGGGCCAAAACAGACAGCGAAAACCGTTTCAGGTATCGTGGCACCCCTGCTTTATAACTGGTTAGAGCTGAATCAGGACGTGGTCTTAGGTTATCCGACAGATAAAATCGGCCACACGAATTACCGGACAAAAGTTTTGCCGTCCATCGAAGAAAATAATTATCTAAGTGCCAAGCTCCCGACCAGGGGCCTGGGTTCTAAGGGCGGAGAAACAAATGAAATTATAACGCGGAACGGAGCCGTGCTTTATTTTATGGGAGCCGGAGGCTCGGACATTCAGATGTCTTCCATCACCGCCTCCGTCATTTTGCTTGACGAAATCGACAAAATGCAGGATCAGAAACTTAGCTCCGAAGAAGGTTCCCCCATAGACCAGATGATTAGCAGGGCCGACGCTTTCCAACTGGACAGGCTTATCGTTATGGTTTGCACCGTTACGACAGAGGCCGGTAGAATATGGCTTGAGTTTATGGGAGGCACCCAGGGGCTTCCTTACTTCGCCTGTCCTAAGTGTAAGTCCTGGGTACTATTTGAATTTGACAGGTACCTGTTCGGCGAATTTTTTCCGAAGCTGAAAGAACGTGCCACGCAATTAATTTATGATGACACGACCAAAACCACGGCGGAAAAAACAGCGAGGCTGGAATGTCCTTTCTGCGAAAAGAAAATAACAGATAAACAAAGGCTGGCCGCTCTGAGAAAACCTCGCTGGGTCTATAAAGGCCAGAAAATTTCCAGGAAAGGAAGGATCACCGGCGAAATAATAGACGTTAGAACAAACTCCTGGCGGTGGACTCAGCTCCATTCACCCTTCACTTCGCTTGGTTTGTTAGCTGTGGACGCTTACGAGACTAGGGAATCCGACACGAAACGCAAAGAATTTCAGCTTGCCAAAATGGTATTGCCCTGGCGTGAAGACATACAGTTTAAAAAAATCGAGCGTTCCCTCTTTGTGAATAGGGCGAAGATCGGGCACTACCTTATGAAGCAAGTGCCGGAGGGCGTCGAGTTTTTAATTCTAGGTTCAGACGTTAGCAAGAAAAGAATCTGGTGGTGGGTATCAGGTTGCGACCGCAAAAGAAATATGTGGCTTATCGAAGTGGGCGTCATTGATATTATCAAGGCAAGCTCCGACGCCGAACCGAGTGCCGAAGTTTTACGGGCCGCCCTGGATGAACTGGCTGACATTTCAAAAGAGGGATGGAAAAGAACAGACGGCAAAGGCATTTTAACCCCTGTTATAAATGCCGTGGACTCCGGTTACAATTCAAAAATTATTGTCCCCTGGTTAGAGGCCAAAGGAAGCCGCTGGCTGGCTGTCAAAGGCAGGGGAAGCACGGTGCGGAGAGCGGAAAAAATCACGGGCAATTTGACCTGGGCTATACAGGGACTCCTCGAAATCAGAAAGCAAAGTGATGAAACGCTTTTATATTTTATTTACGTGGATGAAAGCAAGGCATTAATCCAGGACAGCTTTTTAATTCCAAAGGATCAGCCTGGTTATCATTGCCTGCCTTCTGACTTGCTGTTATATCACGCCTTCTGGACTTTCCACATGATAGCGGAACAGCGAGAAATTACTTTCGACAGTGCGAAGGGCCAGAGAATAGTTTGGAAAGTTTTGCGTCGCCAAAATCACGAACTGGACATTGGCGGCTATATAATGGCGATGATGGAATATTATATCAGGTGTCTGGAGTGGGAAGACGAAGAAAAAATAAAACAAAAAATAAAACCGCAAGGTAAAAAAGCCAGTCAAGGCGACGGCATAAACCGCAATTACTAAAAAGGAGATCACATGGGGAAGGGAAAAACCGAGAAGACAAGAATGGACGTGCCACCGGCACCGCCACCACCGCTCATTGACAAAGACGAAGCCGAAAAAAAAGACCCGCCGGAAACAGAAACGGAGAAGGAAAAAAAGAAAAAGGCCCGGCCTAAAAAATTTGACTTCACAATGAACGGCCTGGAGTCTGCAAAGGTCTGTCCTATTTGTCGGAACTATCAGACAGAAAGAATAGGCACAAAAGACAATATACAGTACCGAAAATGTCTTAATCAGAACTGCCGGGGAAATCCCCGCGACGGAAATAAAAAGACATACAAAGTAGTGGGAAAGCAAATCTAGTCCTGATTTTCACCTATTAGGGGAAACTGGTGGGGTCAGTTTCCCCTAATAGGGACAGTGCCCTATTGTTTAATTTATTTTTTTAAGAATCCTTGAGACAGGAAAAACTGTTTCAAGGATTTTTTTTATGGCTTTTACGAGCTGGCAAGACCTCGCAAATCAAATTAAGGACTCTATCGCGGACGGTAACGTCCTGGTGCGCGAGTACGAGATGAATGACAGGAAAATAAAATTCCGTTCCTGGGCGGAGGTTTGGGACTTTTTAAAAGAGGTAGAAAAAAAAGCAGAAATTGACAATGGTTTCACCGGCTTCGTTACGACCAGTCCCGTAATAAAACACGGCTTTGGTCACGAGGGCCATCACAATGTCTAAGCAAAAAAAAATCACTTCCCCTCCCAAAAGAGCATTGATAAAAAAAACTGCCAGCAAACACCCACGGCGAAGTCCGGCCCGTAAGAAAAAATTAAGGAGGGGAGGCAACGCGTACCTGCAGGCAGATAAAAAAAGAAAAAAAATCCCGATGGCCGGGAACGTCGAAGAAGCAAAAACAATGGCGTATGACGCCTTTGGTTTGCACGTCGCGGAACTCAGTTTTAAATCAGCAGACTTCGCACGTAAGCAAAGGATAGGCCGGACGCAGTCTTCTATTGACCATCAGCTTGAAACTGAATTACAACCGATGCGAGACTTATCCCGCAACCTTTTTGAGAATAACGAAATTTATCAATCTGTTATCGAGAGAGCAATCGAATGCGGCGTGGGGCCGGTCGGATATAAACCCATAATTGATTTTGAGAATGATGAACTGAATGAAGAACTCACACGACGCTGGAACAAGTTTGCAGAAAGTCCAGAAATTCGCGGCATTTTTGACTGGAAAGAAACGCTCGAAAAAGTTTATGCCGGTTACTTAGTGGACGGCGATATAGGTGCTGTCATTCCCAAAAAACGGCAGACGCAATTACAACTTATCGAAGCAATTCAAATCGGAAAAGGCAGAGCGAATGACCTGGGCGTGGTGCTTGATAGGTTCCGGCGTCCCATAGCTTACAATGTTTTTTCTATTTCGGAAAGAAGTGGCCAGCCCATTGGAAAAGGAATCCGATTCCCTAAAGAAGAATTCTTACTGGTCGCAAATTATTTATACCCTAGCCAGTCAAGGGGTGTCCCAAAGGGCCAGGCTATTTTTCCAGACGTTCACCGTCTTGTCGATGTTCTAAACAGTGAGGCGATTGCCTGGCAGATCAATGCACGTATTGCGCTGATAGTCAATAAGGTGGCCGGTGCCCCTCCTATGCCTAGCCTATCAGATAAAAAGCCCGATTCCGAAGCGGCGGAAGTTTCTCTCTACACTCAAATTTTAGACTCCGGTCAAGTATATTGGGGAGAGACCGGCGACCTGGTTTCTGCTTTCGACAATAGCAGACCCAACTTAAATTTTGAAAGAACCGTCAAACTCTATGCAGGAATAGTGGGCCTTCCCTTCGGCATACCCCTTCCCATTCTTATGTTCGATTGGCAAGGTCTCAACTATTCGACAATGCGTGGTCTGATTGAACAAGCCGGAAAAGCCTTCAAAAAAATTCAAAAGCTAATGATTAGACAATTCTGCACACCCGTTTGGGTCTGGAAGGTGAATCAATGGGTGAAGGGTTTCGACGGCGACCGGCTCCGCGTCACTCCCGAAGTTCAAAAACAAATTTCAAAAGTCAGATGGGATTTACCAAGTTTTCCCTGGGTGGACGAACTCAGGGAGTCTGAAGCTCACGGCGATATGCTCGACCGCTCCTTTACGACGCAACGTGCCATTGCCACGGCAATGGACGCGGACTATGTCGAGATACGGAAGCAAAGAGAAATAGAAATCGAAGAAGCCTGGAAAGCCGCCGTCGAAGTCTCGAAAGCCACGGGCGGGAAAATCCTACCAGAAGAAATTTGGCGAACCTTTGCCGGTCTCGAATTAGGAAAAACGGCACAAGCAGTGGCCGCTCAAAATGGAAACCAAGCTAACCAGGGAGCGAGTAATGGAGACACTTAACGCGACACTAGAGACACTGACTTTTTTTTCAGACCAAAGCCTGCAGGTAGATAAAGAGGCCGCGATAATCCGGGGCGTTTCTATTTTAACCAAAGGGAAAACCCGTGACGGTCGCTTTACGCTGGAAGACAAATTTTTAGAAGCCGCCGTGAAGTTTGGAAACGAAAATCAGAAAGGGATCAAGTCTCGCTTCGGTCACCCAAGTTTTTTAGGCGGCGATGCTATCGGCACCGTGGTCGGACGCTTTCGGGATTTTAGAATCAAAGGGGAAAAGGTTTTAGCCGACGCACATCTTTTAGAATCCGCGAGAATTTCACCTGTCTTTCCTAAAGACCCCGTCGAATTTCTTTTAAAGCAAGCGAAAGAAGCACCTGAAGTCTTCGGTGTCTCTATTGTTTTTGAAATGCAAAGAGTTCTCGATGACCACGGTGAACTCATAGAAATCAAAATGACTGACCTTTCTGCGGTGGATATGACTGACGAACCCGCCGCCAATCATAACGGACTTTTTTCTAACCAAAAACCTACACAGGAGGAATTGAAAATGAAAGACGAAGAAAAAAAAGCCCAGGAAGACGCTCTCAGCACCGCGACTAAGGACGGGAAAAAAGAAGGCGGAGAGGCAACGATGAATTTATTTTCTGAATTGTCGAAAGCCTTTCCAGACGAACACGAATTTGTTGCGAAACAATTTTCTGCCGGGGCTTCGGTGGAACAGGCAACGGTTGAATTTAAGGACGTTCAAATCGAACGCCTGAAAAAAGAAAACAAAGAAGCCTCTGAAAAACACATGGCTGAAAAAGCGGAACTCGAAAAGAAAAACAAAGAAGCCGCTGAGACCGCCGCCGCTAACGAAGGTGGAGAAGGCAGTGATGCCCTTGCCACTAAAGAAGAAAAAGAACAGGCTCACTATGTCACCGCCGTAACCGACAGAAAGACAGCCATCTTTGCCTATCAAAAAGAAAAGTCTTGTTCCTATCGGTCTGCCGTGAGGGGACTGAGCAAAGAACGTCCTGAACTTTTTCATAAGGTCATACCAAAGGTATAAAAATTTAACCAGGCACGGTGATATTAAAAACTAAAACAAAAACTTTTCATAGGAGAAAAACAAAATGCCACAAAACGTAACAGGCAGAATCACTATGGTCTTGGCGGACGCCGCAACGCCCGGACTGCGATTCAAATTGAAATCAGACCTTGAGTTTGAACTTGCCACTGAAAATGAACCGGGCGATGCCGTCGCACAAAATACGGGCATTGTCGGCCAGGAAATAGCCGGGCAACAGATTACGCCCAGCGTAACCATTAAAATGGTGGCCAGTGAAGCTATCGGAGAAGGCATCGAAGTCTTCGCCGCCGCCGGTGGAAAAATTCAACTATTGCCCGTGGGTGCAGGTACCTATTTCCGCTTAGGAAAAAGTCTCGAAGCCGCTTCAGGTGATAATTCCATAATTGAAATTCTACCAGAAGGCGTAACCGAACCAGTAATTGTTCCTTAACAAAAACTTTCGCAGGGGAACCAGGCCCCCTTCGGAAAAACGAAACTAAAATTTAACTTTTTCTTAGGAGAGAAAAGAAATGACTTCCCCAAACATTATTAACAGAAGTACTCCCCGCGCAGACCTGGGCGCGGCAATTTGGGAATACAATCCCGATGACAGTGACCTGATTTTTATTGCAGACCTGGTTCTGCCCGGCATTAACACGAAGCACAAGTCAGGTGTGATTCCAACCTTCCCACGCGAGAATATGCTCAAGAATGAAGTGCAACTGCGGGCACCCGCCGCCGGTTTCCCTCGTACGCAATTTGGCGTCGATGAAATTGCGTTTAACGCACGGGAATACGCACTTGAAAATCCCATCGACAATGTCCTGGCTATGATTCTTGACGAAGACCAATTCGATTCAGAAACGGCCGCAACGCAAACCCTAATGCAGAAAATTATGGTGGCCCGTGAAATTCGCGTGGCTGATAAATATTTTGACCCGGTCGCCTGGGGTACACCTGAACTCTTTACTGATGTCAGTGCCAATCCCTGGTCGGACGCGGCCAATGCCCTGCCTATAAACGACATAGCAAAGGCGAAGCAAAAAGTTCGGGACTTGACCGGCTTCTATGCAAACACCCTGACCATAAACTATCAGACCTGGGTGAACCTCTCCCTGGCCGGTCAGATTGTGGATAGGCTTGGCCTTGCTCATAACCAGGCACTGAATGGTGCCCTGCTAAACCTTGACGTCTTGGCCGCCGTTTTGGGCGTATCCAGAATCTACGTCGGTGCCCAGGCATTTGACCAGGCAGATGAAGGCCAGGACTTTGTCGCGGCTGATATTTGGAGCACAAAATTTGCACAGGTCGCCTGGATACCACAGGGAGCTAACCTCAGAATCGATCAGGCAACCGTCGGAAGAAGTTTCTTCTGGTCTGCAATGAACACGAAAGAAGAACTT